ATCTCCCGATCAACTGCTGTGCTGTCAATGCTAGTCGTACCACTGTGTGCCTCCTTCTCTACGTTCTTGATGATCTCCGGCTTGACTACCGGAGTCGACTTCTTTGCCGCCCGCTTTTCTCTCTTTGGCCTCGGCTTGGTTTCTGCGTTGGCCAGGGCCAGATTCTCTGCCGGCGTCGCCGCGTGCTTGCTCGCCCAATGGGCCTCCATGTTTGGCAGGCTCATTGTGGCGAACGGGCATCGCGAGCACCTATAGTTCGGCTGGCCGCCCCACGTTCCGACCGTCCATGTTAGATCCGCCACTAATCCACCTCCTTTCTCTCGATGTAAATCTCAAAGGCCCGCTGGTAGTACTTCACGTCAGGCTCGTAGAAATCATGCTCGCCCAGCAAGAGCCCGACGCCGAGCGGCGTCCTGTTCTGGAGGGCGAGTCGCACGAGGCGGATCGCCTCGAGAACCTCCGAGTAGAGCGTGCTCCACGCGCTGACCTGTAGGCGGATGGTCGCGAGTCCTGAGTAGCCCCCCTGGCTCGACGGCCGCTCTGACGACACGGTGAAATAGGTCAGTGCCGGCAGGACAGCTTCCTGTGGAAGCAGCCCGGGATGGATGCGATCCTCTACCAGCGCGTTCAGCGCGATCTGCGCCCGCAGGTGGCTCACCAGATCCGTCTCAAAGCTCATTTGGCTGCAGCCTTCGCAATACGTAGGTTGAACACAGCTATGATCTCTGCCCCCGCCGCGTCAATCGACTGGTCCCAGGCCCGTCGTCCGCTGGGGTTGGCCACCATGTGAATGGTCCCAAACTCCAAATAGATGGGATACGGCGGCTCGGTCAGGTTGGTCCCGATGAGCGCCGCACCAGAGTAGTCGCTCAGTTTCTGATACTCGACGTGGATTGATTTGCGATAGGTGCCGGTCTTGTAGGGCGCCTCGCGCTGCCACTCGTTCTGGATCTTGAGGCCGCCCATCGTCAGGGCCCGCTCGATTGTATCACTCGCAACCGCCATTGATAGCTGCTGCAGCTGCGCCTCAAACTGCTTCACGTTGACATACTCTAGGCGGATCATCATCGCTGGCTGCGTCATCGTCGTATGTTCACTCCCAGGTAGGTGATCAGTCGCTGGCTATCCTGCTCTACGGTCTCGATATCGTAGACGACGTCCTCGACGACCACGCGGTGCTTCGGCGTGATGCCGGCGAAACTGCCCCGCAGCGCTATCCGGTGCGAAAGCTCCGCGTACGTGTGGTCGATCAATCTGTGCTCCTGACCCCGCGTTGGCTGGATGCGACAGGGAAGATCTACGAGTCCCGGGACGTCCGCCCAAGCCGGCAGCATCTGCCCTGTATCTGCGTGCCCCTCGGCCGGCTGCTGGATCGTGGCCGTGCAAAGGAACAGGTGGTCGATGTTCCGCAGCAGGCGACTACTGACGAGCCCACTACTCTGCCGCATCGCGCCAGTACTCCTCGCGCAGAGCGAAGTCATCCATTGGCACCTCCGCGAAGGCGAAGGCTGGCTCTCCCTCTACCTCGGCCTTGAGCATGTCGGCGCGTTTGAGCAGCGCTGCGGCTACCCGATCGCCCTGCGTCTGCAGATCCATGACCTTGATCACCTTCTGGATCAAGACCTCGTCGGCCGCGATGATCCCCAGCGCATCGGCTGCGGCCAGCTTGTCGACGTCGCCCTCGAGCGTCAGCAGATCCATTATATCGGTGTCTGACAGGTACGTGTGCTGATAGGCGATATAGACAGCGACCGCGGCGTCCGGTGCTGTAGTCATCGCGAAGGTCCCGACGTCCAGGTCCGCCACATAGTCTACCGCCTCAACTTGCAGTTCCGAGCCGAGGTGCACCGTGTAGCTGCCCGCGGCGATGGGATGCATGACTTCAAAGATCGTCACGATCCCATCGCCTGCGAAGACCGCCCGCTCATACTTGGGCCGGTCTGGAATCAGCCGTCGTACTCTTGCCAAACCCACTTTGTCCCCTCCCTGTTGCCGGGCTTACTCTACGTGGTGCCGATCTGCGCGTAGGTATAGCGCGGGTCCAGCTGCGTTCCGCCGATGACGTGGCGGATGCGGTAGAAGATGTTGTCGGTCGCAAAATCACCTGCGAACGGGTCAATCATCCCACCGCCGACAGCGACCTTGTTGCTGGCCTTCATGCAGATCTCCGGGCTCTCGTGTCCGCGCAGGGTTGCGAACTCGATGGCTGCGCCTTCGGACGGCTCTGCGAAGAGATACCAGGTGGTATCGATGTTGGCCGACACGTCGACGACGGGCAGCATCGGGTCCACGTGGCCCTGAATCCCATACTGCGGGATGACGTTGGTCGTCGGGACGGGGATTCCGCCGCCCGCTCCGACTTCTGTCCACTGCACCAGAGCGCTGCTGAGGATCGTACGCATGGTGAACTCTAGGGCGGGAGGCACAACAAGATGCGCTCCCCGCACTAGGATCGGCATACCGTTCGGGTCCACTTGCTGCGTCATCAGCGACAAGGTCGTCTGAAGGTTCGCGATCGTCAGCGCAAGGGTCCCGCGGTTGGTCACGTTCTGACCGTCCACGTCAACGATCGGGATGCCATACAGAAGCGCATTCGGACCCGTCGCCGAGCTATAGAGGCCCGCTACGAGCCGGGCATCCGTGCGGATGGCTGCGGTGGCAAATCGCGATGGGATGTCGCCCATCGCATTCATCGTGTCGTTGATGAGAGCCTCCCACGAGATGTCCAACTGGCGTCCTCGCTTGAAAACCTGCTGGTGGTAGTGCGCGTTGCCGTGTGGAGAGACCAGGTACTCCCCTTTTTCTGCCACGAGGGGCAGATCGTTGTCATTCCCGTAGACTTTGTGCTTCTCTGCCTGACGGAAGTCCCGCAGACTTGACAGAGCGGTCCATGCCCTCCAGGCGCCGACCGCAGCCCTGTACCGGGCGAGGATCATGCGCTCGAGGATTTGCCCGAACAGATACGGGAATTGGGATGTGGTGATGACCTCTTTCAGCTGATACTCGTGCTGATGAGGCCGTAGACGGCCGGCGTTCCGGAGCAGATCCAGCCCCCGCTGCATCTGCACTGGGGTGAAGGTCATCGCCCTTGCAGGCGTGAAGCCCTCCCAGCCGTCCAACTCTGTGAGTAGCAGTGACATTGTGGTTATGCCTCCTTCTTGTTGATCTTCTTCTTAGCGGCCCGTTTGGCCGACCGTTCCTGCGTCTCAGCCTCCGCAATGGTCTCAGCAGTTGTCAGATCCGTAATGACTTGTTCGGTCGTAAGCCTGCCCGCGCGCAGCTGTTTCAGTGTCACATCAATCTCATCGATCCGCTGTGACAATTGAAGCCGCTCGAAGGCCAGCCGATGCTCTGTTGCAACCAGATCCTTCAACCGCTGAATTGCCCTCCCCTTGACGTCCATTGGTTCTTCTCCTACGGCGCGTTGGATATGCCGACATAGCCGACAACGCCGTCGATGATGACGCGAAGCGATCGGGTCAAGCCAGCGACCCAAGCGTTGTGGGCCTGGTTCTGGGTTGCGCTCAGGCCTACAAACGACCAGAGATTCTGTGCGGTCGCTTTGCCGGTGGCCTCTCCGTCGTTGACGAACCTGTGGATGCTGTGCTCGGTGGCCGTGGCATAGTCCGTAAGAGCGCCCCCGGCGAACAGCTCAGACATAGCGCCCGCGATCGAGGCCGCTGCGTCAGCGTTTTTCGCAAGATACGTCCCACGGAGACCGACGCCCAGGCCGGTGAGTACGCCATCGGTGTCAAACTCGATTCCGAAGTGGCCCCCATCGACTGTTCCAGGACAGGTCGCATTGACCATAGCGCGTCCACGAATCGCGTCTCCCCAGGAAGCGTCAGTCGTGAGCTCCATGTTGAGATAGATGCCACGATGGCCACCAATCCCCTGGGGCTCATACCGATACTCACGGAAGCTATGGTTAGCCTTGGTGCTGACAAATGGAACCGCGCCAGTGCCGACAAGCTCCTCGGCGTCGTCGGGGTCCCAGTGAACCTTGACAGCGATCACAGCCGTAACGCCTGCGTTGATCGCACCCAAGGCATAACCAAAGTGCTGGTGAGTGTTCTTGTTGGCGTTCTTGCTCAGCATGGCCGCAGCGTCAACCTTGCTGATGAAGATCTCATCGCCAACTGCGACGGCGACATCACCATCGTCGTCCTCTGCCACGACCGACAAGGCCCAGATACCTTCCGTGTCGATGGCGATGATGTCTGTTGCAGCCGCTGCGCTGTTGAACGCGACGCCGACGATGTTCTCGCCCGCGATGACGGGATCGCCCTTGTCGACGAACGCATCCGTGTGCGTGGTGTGAGCGAGGTAGCTGTCCTCAAGCTCGAGGTGCCGCCCCTCGTAGGTGGAGCTGATCTCGTCTCCTGCGGCCCACCCGCCGGTGGACACTAGATATTTTGCTGGCATGTTTTACCTCCTTCTTCCTATCGGCCGGCCGCTGCGAGCTCGGCCATGCGCTTGGCTTCCTCGGGCGCGATCCCTTGCGCCTGGAACGTGGCTGAAAACGATTCGATCAGACCGGCTGTCTCCTGGGGACTGCCGCCCCCAGCCGATCCCATGCCGCGGATCTCACCGACCTTCTTGATCTTCGCGACGTAGTCGACCTCGTCCTTGATGGCTTTCTCAAGGAGAAGCCGATAGTCAGCCTCCTTCAGCACGCCCTTGTCGTCCGTTGGGAAGCTGCGAGCCAACGAAGCCTGGAGCCGTATCACCGTCACGTCGGGCAGCTTCTCTTTGTTTGCCTCGAGAACCTCGGCGACGATGGTCTGTGCAGCTCGCAGCTGGTCGGCCTCGTTGTGTCGGTCGACGTTTTGCTGAAGGGTCGTGATGCTCTCCTGCGCTTTAGCAGCCGCAGTCTTCGTGTCCTGCTGTATCTTCAGCAGTTCAGCCTTCAGGGCTGCGTTCTGATCCTTCAGTTCCTGTGCCTCTTGTGGTTCCACTTTCTGCACCTCCGTTGTCTTTTTTGGCGGATCGCCCCGGGCCGATTCAAAGAGCTGGACCACCTGGCCACCAGCGCCCGCCACTGTCACAAAATCTACTGATCGTCGGCTGGTGATTTCCTGGATCACCAAGCCTTTCTTGCCCTCGCGCTCGGCTTTGACAGCAGCCCCGTATGCTAGAATGCTGACTCCAATGTTCGGCGCCAGTTCTGCCAAACGCTCTCGATAAGGCGTATAGACTGCCGCCTCGGCATAGAGCCCAGGGCCCTTGGGATGCTCGGGCATCCACGCGGCGTCGGAGACAAGTACCGCCGCCAGATCCCGCAAGCTCCTCTCCGGACGATCCCTCTCGTCGGTCCGTTTTGGGTGATCCCAGAACATCTGGGTCCCCGCCTTGAAGATCTGCGGACCGTCACGCTCCAGCACGTCGGCTGGGTAAAAGCCTGAAGTACCCCATCCCGGAGCGATCAGCTTGATGGGCGTCCTGCCGTTGGCGCTCAGCTTCCCCTCGACGAGGGGAATGATGTCACCGACGAGTTCCAACGCTGATTCTGCCGCTGCCTCACTCACCTCCTTTGCTGCCGCGTTCGCTTGCCTGATAGCCGAGGCCTCGCATCTGTCTTGCGAACCGCCTCCGTCCAGGCAGTCTGCCAGGGCGCTATTGGCAATCTTCACCCAGGCCC